TTCCTCAGATCCCTAGTCTGAGCCACGTGGATAACCTTTGGTAAGGGCCCGCTAACCAGTCATCGTGCTGGGGTGCAAACCATGCTGCAGCGCTGTATACGTTTACCGGTGGGGGCAATGCGTTTAGTCTAGGAGGAGGGTTCCTTAGATCCCGAAACGACGCATTTTCTTATCAAACGTTTAACACAAACCTATCACCATGAGTTCCACTTCTGAGACCAACCAAGTCAATTACTTGGCAGGAGTGATCGCCAACCCTCGAGGTGGGCAGATGGGCCAGCAATACCGCAGTACGGTCAGCACCATCACGACGATGGCCAAAGTGAACTCCAACGCGGACTCCAGGTCCAGCGTGGTCAAATACGAGATTGGCCGCCGCCACGATGCGCGTCGCAACGCTTTCGCACCTTATGCGGACGAGGCCATACGTGTCGATGTCTCCTATGATACGCCAGCCATCATGAGTGAGACTTTTGCTGGGCTGGCCAAAAAGTACAGCAATTTCAGTGCTTCGTTCGAGAGATCGTCGCTCGCTGGAATCGTTGAGCGGCTGGCGAAAGTGTCGCGCTGCAAGCTGCTACCCCGATGTTACATCGGGGGCTTTGACCGGCGGGCGCGCGATCCGGTCACGGGGTTGGCAACCCACTTCACACCGGTGTCGTCCCTCGACGCCAGTGTCTTCATCCCCAGGCGCATCGATACCATGACGTGCCCGGGGGTATTCGCTGTTCTATGCGCAGCAGTAGCAGGAGAGGGCAGTCAGATCGTGACTGACCTGATCGAAATCAATGTGGGTAACAACCACCCCATTGTTACTACGGTCGACGTAGCTGGCCTCCCAGCGGCTTGCGTCGGTGCGCTTCGTGTCCTGGGAGCTAATATGATCGCGGCTGGGCAAGGAGATTTGTTTGGGTATGCGGTCGCAAGGGGTATTCATCAGGTGGTAAGTGTAGTGGGCCACACTGATGAGGGGGGAGTGATGAGAGACTTGTTGCGCGTCGATGGCTTCGGCGCACCCTTCGGAGGCATCCATTTCGGATTGCCCGTGTACACCGGCTTGCCCCATATTGATGTGGGCAACGATCTCCAACTTAGCGGCTGGGTTGATGGGATCGCACTCTCGACAGCCGCCCTGGTCGCACACTGTGACCATGGTGTAGTATATAACGGGACCTGGTTCCCAACCACTCTTAGCGGCAGTGCAGCCGCACCTGTGGAGCCAGGACTCGATGCTCCTGCGGGCGACGAAGGATACGTCGCTCGCAACCGAAACCAGTTGGCTGATGAACTGAGCCCCTTCAGCCTCAATTACGCAAACGGGCTCGCAAAACTCTTTGGAGCAGGCACCGCCGGCGGCCTAACTGTGCTCCACCTCTCAGGCCGTGCCGGCAGCCTGGCCGACGACTGCCGTCACCTCAATTTCGCGACGGCCAACCCTTTCTTCTGGATCGAGTCCACATCGATCCTCCCGGCCAACTTTCTCGGCACACAAGCCGAGACAGAAGGTCGCGCTAGTTACGGAGGGCGCTGCTCAAACAGCTCGCTCCCCTTGTGGAATCAAGCGACGTGCGTTAGCGCCGTCGACTCCGCGGTGTGTGAATACACCGTGGAGATGGCAAGCCCACGGCGGGTACCGTTCATGCTCCACTGGAACGGTAACCCGCGGAACGGGCTCGGGAACATCCTCCCCAGGCAGATGGACCCGATGGCTATTATCCAGCCTGGGGGCGCTGAGGCGCGGTCGATCCGTGAGAGGATGATCGCGAACAACGATCTGGCGTCGTACTTGTGGACTCGCGGGCAATCACCGATTGCTGCTCCGGGCGAGTTCATGAATACCAGTATCAACGTTGGGATACTGGTTAAGCATTGTGAGACAACGTGGGACGGTGCAGTCCTCAGCCACCTCCCGAGCCCCAGCGAATTCACAACTGGTGCACTCTGGCTCCAAGTAGGTAGGCCTACTGGAGTAGCTGTCGGCCCATTGGGCAAAACGAATGCCAACGAGCGCCGCGCGCGTACAGCGGCCACAAACGCATTGCTCCGTGCTCGTCATCTGAGCCGGGGCCACAACCTCGTAGCAGTCAACATGCTGCCCCTCTCTTTCTCCGCGCCCTCCTTTGGCGCTCCTCGGGTCATTGAGACCCACGACAACATCAACCGCGCACCACCGGGTGGCGGGTCAGCGGACACGGGGGTAGGTGTAGACAGGGTGGTAAATGCAGCAGATGCACAGGGGCCTTTGAGGCCAACCGGACGCACGACGTCCAACGGCTGCCCCAGCCGACAAGGGGACCAAACGTGGCGGGTGGCGGTTCACGGGCTATCCCTCAGCCCGAGCACGCTCCTGAGGCGATGCCTAGAGGGGGGCTGCGCAACAAGAAGCGTTGCTGCAGCGTGCAGGCGAGATAGCTGCACAGGACCCAGGAATGGCGGGGGGGCAGCGAGCGGTCGCGGCTGCCGAACAGTTGGCCCAAGAATGGGGCCAACAACCTTTCGATATAGCCGGCATGAGGCTGAAGCCATGCAACAGGACGCAGCCCTGCAAGCTGCGGGGGCTCAATGAAGGCACTGCGCGCGGCCCAAGATAAAGCAGGAGAACTTGGGCCACTTGGCAGCGCGCTCCTGGAAAGGGTTTTAGCAAAACCCGAAGTGTTTGAGCGGGTGAGCAGGGGTAACATTGAGGAGCAGAATATGGAGGTCGCTAACCTTCAGGAGAACGGTATGGGTGTGGATGCGGCAGCTTTTCTCTCCTCGCTCTCCTTTCCTATTCAAGTTAAACTTAATCAGGCAGACATAATTACTTTAGCTCGTCTGGCTACGGATACCCGGGCGTATTGCCCGTTAATCAACCGAACCCTAGACACGGCTGTGGCTCGTAAAGCGGGCGTAAGATCAGCTTGGACGGAACGCGAAGGCCACCGTCTTCTCAACAACGTCATTGGGGATGTCAACGTACGCAAATCAACTGTTCCCAGTGAAGCGACACCTGCGGCTACCATCAAGGCTAATTTAAGCTTGGGTCGCACGCTACTATGCGCACCAAAGGTGTTAGGGCACTCAATCATTGCCCGCATAGTCTGGAACATGGCCGGTAAATGTAGCTCGGATGTTATAACCGCAGCTATCCTTTACACGGCCGCGCTACTACCATCGCACCGCAACAGAAGTTGGCGGATCGCGGTTGCAGCATGCCTCGACCCCAAGGCTGCTAAAGGGCTTTCAACAGCCATGAAAAGTCTGGGTGCAAACTCGGTCCAGGAAGGTGCAGTCCTGGTTGAGGCTCAGAGCTTGCAGGGGCGGATGACCGGTGCTTGCGATCTAGCGGAGGAAGCAAGCTACCGGTGCGATGCGCGGAAGGTGGCAGAACAAGTAATCTCTGCCGATCCCGAGGCACTAAGGGACTCGATCCGTTGGGTTCTAAATAAAGAGCTTGCCAACGGGGTGGATGAGTACCAGAGTCTAGATGACTTTTGGTCGCGCAGGTGGTTATGGTGCGTAAATGGTTCTCACACCAACGCTAGCGATGCCAAGGTGGGCATTAGGAGGAAAGTGGATCTGCCGGGAATAGATAGAGTGTACAGGCGGATGGTGGCTGAGGCTCTAGAGGAGGAGCCTATTAGTTGTTGGGATGGTACGACCTTCGTATCTGCTACTCAGAAGCTGGAACATGGCAAGACCAGAGCTATCTTCGCCTGTGACACCCAAAACTATTTTCGCGTTAGCCACCTGCTAGGCCCGGTTCAGAACCGCTGGCGGAACGAACGTATACTGCTCGACCCAGGGGAAGGCGGCTCGCTGAAAATGGCCCATAGGATGATGGACATGCGAGCCGCGGGGGGTTTGAACGTGATGTTGGACTATGACGATTTCAACTCGCACCATGCTACCGAGACGCAGAAGATTTTGTTCGAAGAACTGATCAAGCATGTCAACTACGATCCTGTACTTGGCAAGACATTAGTCGATAGCTTTGACAAGATGTACTGCTACATAAAAGGTGTGAGGGTCGGGCAGGTCCTTGGAACGATGATGAGCGGTCACAGGGGCACTATGTTCATAAATTCTGTTCTTAATGCTGTATATATTCGTTTGGCAACCGGAGCAGCGTTCTTTGATCCTCTAAGCAGCCTACATGCAGGCGATGATGTATATGCCGTTCTTCCTTCCCTCTCTGATGCTAAGTTTCTTCTAGATTCATGCCATAATTTCGGCTGTCGCATGAACTCCACCAAGCAGTCTGTTGGTGTGGTTTGCGGCGAATTTCTCAGGATGGCGGTCACACCCGTTGGCGCAATCGGCTACGTCTGCCGTTCCATCGCATCATTCATTAGCGGGAACTGGAGTACCGATGCACCTCTTACGCCACGTGAATATTTGACTAATTGTATTTCTCAATGCCATACTCTCTTTAACCGTTCCAATTCTATGCATTTGATCCAGCTTATTTCTGATTGTATTCATAAGCGACTTAATCTAAAGCGGAAGCTATGCTTGGAGATGATGACCGGGCTAGCGGCTCCAGATGGTGTTCCACTCTTTAACACCATGTATGGACGTGTGTATCCTATTGTGCCGGAGAATTGGAGGAGGAGAGGAGCGAGGTTCGACTGCGCTTGCGAGGTGCATCACGCGACCAGCCAATATAGCAGTCAACATCTTCCCCCCGTCAAGGTTGAAGCCTTGACTGAAACTGGCACTAGTGCAGCGTCGGCGATGCAATTGGCCAGCTATAAACGCGCAATTGATAGCATGCTAAGTTATGAACCGCGCAAAGTCAAGTTTGGAAAACCGAGGACGATGAATGCTCTAGGTCTGAACCTAGCCAAGGAACTTTTTACGCACCTGCTAAACACGGGGTGCCTTGAAGCAATGCCAGTACTTAGGCTTATTCAAGATCAGATCAAGCGTCCACTTCTTCGTGAGTTGGTCTTACTCGCTGGAGGTGACGGGGGTGCAGCAGACCTAGAAGTCGAGGCTTGGGGACCTCAAACCCGAAAGTGTTCCTTCTTCGGATGGATTCCCTACTCAGACGCAGCCGCATTACAGAAGAAGGCGGACCACATTAAAATAATGAACCACACCCCGGTCAGGATGTGAGTGTGTTATTATACCTTCGAAGCAGTTTCGCGCATAAAGTGCTACCCTATCAGGAGCCCAGGATTGACCATCCTGTTTTACATTAAAGCCCGAAAGGGCCTAAATAG